GCAAGATTGTCGCCGCTCTCCGCAAGGCCAACGCTGTTTCGTTCAACGGCATGTACATGGGTTACATTCACCCAGACGTGTCCTACGACCTTCGCCGTGAAACCGGTGTCGCGTCGTGGCGTGACCCACACGTGTACAGCGACCCAGCCGGTATCTACAACGGCGAAATCGGAGCCTTCGAAGGTGTGCGTTTCATTGAGACGCCACGTGCGAAGATTTTCGAGAACGCCTCCAACGGCTCAGGCTCGACGGGCACCATTGACGCGTACTGCACCCACATCTGTGGACGTCAGGCACTCGCCAAGGCCCACTCGATCGTGGATGGCAACGGCGCGTTCCCACGCGTTGTGCGCGGTCCAGTGGTCGACGTGCTCCAGCGCTTCCAGCCAGTCGGCTGGTACTGGCTCGGCGGTTACGCACGATTCCGCGAGGCTTCACTGCGTCGCATTGAGTCGGCGTCCTCGCTCGGCGCGTAACTGAACTAACCAGTTCAGTCAACGATTGTGAGGGGTGGTTCGACGTTCCCCTGGTCGGCCACCCCTCCTTCGTTTTTTCTGCTATCATTTTGCGCGAGGTAACTGATGTCGATTTCTAACTACGCAGAGAACAAACTGCTCGATACCCTTCGCGCTCAATCGTTCTCGGTGAGCAACGTTTACGTGAAGCTGCACACCGGTGACCCTGGTGAAGCGGGCACGAGCAACGCAGCCACAGAGACAACCCGTGAGGAAGTCACATTCTCTGCTGCATCGTCTGGTTCGATGGCGTCGTCTGCGACCGTTGAGTGGACGAACGTTTCCACCACGGAAACCTATTCGCATTTTTCGCTGTGGGATAACTCCACTGCCGGTAACTGTTTGTGGACTGGCGCGTTGTCGTCGTCTGCTGCGGTGACTGCTGGTGACACTTTTCAAATCACTTCGCTGACGCTGACATTGGATTGAGGTGAGGTAGCCAGATGGCTACTGGAGTCACCGATTTCAGTTTCGGGTTCACCGACTCTCCTGGGTTTCGAGAGTTTGAGGAAGTACCGAATTACACGTACCGCAAGGTCGTCTATTTCGCTTCTCCTTATAAGACGACGCAAGGTTTCTATCGCGGTCTAGTCGTCGTTGACCGTACTGCTTCAGCAGCAGGTACAGGGTCGTCAACTGCGCAACGTCTAGTTCTATCGCTGCGTACTGCGACAGGTTCAGGGTCAGGTGCATCATCGACTACTACGGTGCTAGTTGCTAAGCGCACGGCACTCGCCGCTGGTACGGGTACGCAGACTGCTGAGGGTGAGCGTGTCGTCCCACGGTCGGCTACTGCGAGTGGTCAAGGAACTACGGATGGTGGTGCTGTCGGGTTGCATATCGCGCCACGTACAGCCTCAGCCGCAGGCACAGGGGCTTCTAGCGCGTCTGGCGTGGTCACCCGCGCCTTCACCGCATCTGGCTCAGGTACGGGCACACAGACCGCCACAGGGCTTCGTATCGTGCCACGCACCGCCACAGCCGCAGGCACAGGCACCCAGACGGCTGAGGGCGCGGTTACCCGCGCACGCATGGGCACCGCTTCGGGGACAGGTGCATCGAGCGTCAGCCAACTGCACATCGCACCACGCACCGCTACAGGCACCGGTGCAGGCGATTCGCTGGTCGCCAAACTCATCACCCGTTTCCGTACCGCCTCAGCATCAGGTACGGGTGGCAGGGAGATTGTGTCTGCTCGTGTCGCACAACGTACCGCTTCGGCTTCAGGCACCAGCAGCCAATCCACCACCACAGTCAAACTGCTGCTGTTCCGCCCACCCGCAACCACCGAGATTGCGCCAGCGGATCGAGATGACATGTCGATTGCGGGCCGCCTGTTCCGTTACGCCGAACCCACCTATGCCGGTAGCAACGTCTACAAATTGACTGATGGTTCTTATACGACGGTGGAGCAGAGGGACTATTCGTTGATTGCCAAGATTTATTACGGCGGTTCCCAGAACTTTGTGACCGCCGAGGAGAAAGCCGACCTGGTGGCGGCAGGCTATGGTGATTACGTCTCGTGAGCATCTTTAGACCACCAACCGACGACTTCCTAGTGTTGGGTATCCCACCCAAGGAGTTCGATTCCCAAGAGGTACGACTGGCGTATTCGCTGTTCCGTCACTTTGATGCCGAACCTCGCGGTAGGAACGTGTTCCTACTCACCAACGGCACCTACACCGAGAACGAACCGAATGAGATTGCGACGATTGCCAAGGTGTATTGGGGTGGGACAGATAACGAAGTGTCGGCTGATGAGGTTGCTAGTCTTACTGCGGCAGGTTACGGCGCATACATTTCGTAGGGGAAAATGAAACACGCAGAAACACATCCAACGCTCGATGTTGAAGGCTGTTTCGCTTGCCGTATCAGCCATGTGCGCATGTCCGGTGTTGCGATGCCGACACGCCACAACGTCCAACATCTGAACACCAAAGAGAAACAGCTTGACAAAGACTTGGATGCCTACAAACGCATCCGCAAAACGGGCGGGCAACCAACGAAGATTGACGGGTCAGCCAAACTAGAGAAGATCGCGGATTGAATCACCAATCTTGGTTGGGGTATCCGCACCCGCGTTACGGGTACGGTGCAATGTTCAAAGGGTTCATGGACCATGTGCCCAAAGATGTGACGTTGCACGAACACGCGAGCGTCATGGTGAACATGATGCAGCCATACCAAATTGACACGTTCTACAAGAACCAGTGGCGAGCCTGTTTTACGATGTGGGAATCGACCCAACTCAACCAACGGTTCATTGACTGGATGAACGTCTACGACCAAATCATCGTCCCTTGCGACCATAACGTTGAGTTGTTTTCTCGGCATCACAAGAATGTGCATAAGGTTCCGTTGGGTGTGGACACGAAGATTTGGAAACCCAAACAGCGGCCAGCCAACCCGAGGTTCAGGTTTCATGCTGGCGGGTCACAGTGGTTGCGTAAAGGGTTGGACATCGTGTTGGAGGCGTTCAAGTTGGCTGACCTTGACGCCGAACTCCACCTCAAACCCAACCCTGAAGCACACGGCGTACCTAATCTGAAGTTGCCGGACAACGTGTTTATGCACCGAGCCTGGTTCACCGACCAAGAAACCATCGACTACTTCCATCAAGCCGACTGCTACATCGCCATCACCAGAGGCGAAGGTTTCGGGTTGATGCCGTTGCAGGCAATGGCGTGTGGTATTCCAACGATTCTCAATGACTCCTCGGGACAGAAAGGTTTCGCTCATCTCTCCCCTTTCGTGTTGGGCCACAAGCCAGCGCCGTCGATTTATGGTGGCACTTGGGATGAAACCGACCCACGAGAGTTGGCTGAGGCGATGCGCGAAATGTACGCCAACCACAACACCTATCTGGCGTGGGCGAAAGCCAAACTGCCCGAGGTTCGCAAATGGTCCTGGACATCGGCTGCCCGACAGCTCGCAGACACCCTCCCCGCAGGCACCCTGCTCACCGATCACTCAACCGAAACCGCTACCCTCTGGCATAACGTCACCTTGAAACGCACCTTGCAATGCGACATTGCCGGCAAGACCTATAGGTTTGTGAGAGGGGAGCCGTTGCGGGTACCTGAAGGGGTGCTTGACGTGCTGCTCGCGTCAGGTTATGTTGATGCATATACAGTGGAGGTACGATGAAAAAGAAAAAACAGTTCTGGGACAAGAAGAACCCAAACAAGAAATCCAAGCCGTTGAGTCCGAAGCAGAAGTCTGCTGCGAAGCGACGTGCTGCTGATGCGGGTCGCCCGTATCCAAATCTTGTTGATAACGCGTGGGCGAAACGTAATGGCTAAGACTCCGGCGTGGCAACGCAAAGAAGGTAAAGACCCCAAGGGCGGTTTGAACGCTAAGGGTCGTGCGTCTGCTAAACGTCAGGGTATGAATCTGAAGCCGCCTGTGTCGGCTGCTCAAGCGAAACGGTCACCGAAAGCTGCTGCTCGACGCCGATCCTTTTGTGCCCGCATGGGTGGGATGCCTGGTCCGATGAAAGACAGCAAGGGTCGTCCAACGCGTAAGGCTTTGGCTTTACGTAAGTGGGACTGCTAAGTGGTAAGGTGTTAGCCAACTACTAGACAGGAGTTTTATGCCGAAAGTTGGAAAGAAAGAGTTCTCATACACCGCAAAGGGTATGGCTATGGCGAAGGCTGAAGCGAAGAAGACTGGCAAGAAAATGAAGTCAGGCAAGAAGAAGAAGTAATGCCTCTTCCAAAGAACAAGAAGTCTTCCGTGAAAGGTGCTCCCGCTAAGGAGTATCGTCCTGCCCCGAAACGCAAGAAGGGTAAGCGCACGATGAAGTCTTCTGCGAAAGCACAAGCAGGTTCGTTCCCAGGGTACGGAGGGTACGTCTACTAGATGACTACGGTTGCGACGGTCCTGAACAGGGCTTCGCGGCAGATGTTGGCAGGGGTCGTTGAAGAACGCAACAAGTTGGCTGCAAGTCTCACGAGTGGTGACACGAGTGTTGTCACTTCTTACGATGTTGGCGGCCTTCGTACTGGTTCTGTATTCGAGGTCGGATCAGAACTTTTCTATGTTTGGGATGCGAACCCTGCGACGAAAACACTTACGGTCGAACGCGGTTATGCGGGCACGACTGCGACATCCCACGCTTCGGGAGCGATAGTAACGCTCAGCCCACGGTTCCCTCGGGCACAGATGTTGGATGCGTTGAACGCAGACCTCGATGATTTGTCTTCTACGGCGAACGGTTTGTTTCGCGTGGTGAGCGTTGATTTGACGTACAACGGTTCGGATCGCCAAATCAACATTACTGGGTCGGGAACAATTTTGGAGTTGTTGGATGTCCGTCTGCGTTATTTGGCTGACGACCATCCCGTGTTGAGTTACGTGCGTTTGCAGACTGGTTTGCCGACCTCCGATTTTGCGTCAGGGAACACGCTCGTGTTTGATGAGCCGGTGATGGCTGGCACGGTACGTGTGCGCTACAAAGCTCCTTTTACTCGCGCCAGTTCAGAGTCGTCGGATTTGACGACTGATTGTTTCTTGCCTGCGACGTGTGATGACATTGTGGAGATGGGGGTTGTGATGCGTTTGATGGCTGGCCGTGAAATCAAACGGAACTTTACTGAGTCGCAGGGGGATACTCGTCGCCCTGATGAGGTGCAGGCTGGTGCGGTTGCGAACTCGATTGCGAACATTCAACGGTTGCGTCGTGAGCGTGTTATCGCTGAGGCTGGGCGTTTGAAGGCGCAGTACCCAATCAAGTTTAGGAAGTAGCCGATGGCTACGCTGACGCGTTTCAAAGACGCTTTCAAACCTGCGTCAAGTTTCTACACCGGTACGGGTGCGACGCAGCTCGTTCCTGATGTGTTCCCTGTTGCGATCAACGGTCGCCCGTACATGTTGGATATGAAGGCGAATGAGTTTAGTCGCCAGTTTGATGCGCGTGTTCGTGATTCGGTTGACCAGTCAACGGAACCTGGCGAGTCGGCGTTGAACCCGCAGGGTTTGTGGCGTCGTTCGCAGTCATCGTGGCATTACGGTGCGGGGCAACAGTATTCGGATACGGCTGACGCTGAGGCGTACAGGTTCTATTCAAGCAAGGGTGTGGACCCGTGGACCAAGGGTCGTCTGTCGTTGCTGAGCGACACGTCCAATGTGTACCCGACTTCCGGAACCAATCTGTACGCAGTGACTGCTGACGGTCGCCTCTATGGGACAGACGGACAAAGCGTCAAGTACACCAGCGATTTCGTGACGGTCACAACGGTGACAGGTACCAAAACATCAAACCTGTATTCGATTACGTCTGACGGCTACAACGTGTTCTACTCGTACGCCAACGGCGACATTGACCAGACGAACGCTGGCATCTCTACTTCTTCGGCGTACATTACCGGTATTGAGGCTGGAGTCCTGGCTTACGTCAGGGGGCGTCTGATGGTCGCTGGGCAGGGTACCGATAAGCGCAAGATTTGGAACATCACCACCGCGGCAGGTTCATCAGCCAACAACCCGACTGCGCTCTATACGCATCCGAACACGAACTGGACGTGGGTCGGTTTCGCTGCTGGACAAACCCACATCTATGCCGCGGGCTACGCAGGCAATACGAGCATTATCTACAAGACGCAAATCCAAGCCGATGGCACAGCACTTGCCATCCCAACCGCAGCCGCCGAACTACCCCTTGGAGAAATCGTCCAATCCATCTACGGCTACCTCGGCTACGTCATCATTGGTACGACCACAGGGTTTCGTTTCTGCTCGTCGGACACCGACGGCAACCTCACCGTCGGACCACTCGTACAAACAGGTGCAGCAGTCGGAGCGATGGCAGGCATCGGTCAATACGTCTACTTCTCATGGTCCAACTTTGACTCCACCTCCACAGGCATCGGACGCATGGACATCTCCGTGTTCATCTCCCCGAACCAACCGGCATACGCAACCGATCTGATGGCCACCGCACAAGGTACGGTGCAGTCAATCCACGAGTTTCAAAACAAGCCACTCTTCACCGTCTCAGGTGTCGGCGTGTTCACACCCCACGCCACGAACCTGGTCGCCTCGGGCTATCTACGATCAGGTATCTACCGTTGGGGTGTACCGGACGCCAAGTTCATCCCCAAACTTGACTTGCGTTGCTTGCCGTTGAAGGGTTCGGTCACCATGTCGGTGGCATCAGACGGCGGAGACTTCTTTGA